GAAGGTGGGCCATATCGTGGTATGAGTGTTCATGGTTTAGCTAGTCATATTAAGAAAAAATACGGAAGAACAATTAAATCTAATGATCTTATGAGACTAATGGCAGAAGAGGGGCTTCATGGTGACGATGACTGGGCTGATATGGAAGACGCTTTAAGAGCCGTTGGTGTTAAGATAAAATAAGGAGAGAATAAATAATGAGAACATTCAGAAATTTTATAACAGAAGGATCTGATAAAGACGAAAATATATACAATGAAATTATGGATTTTTTTGCAGACAATCCTAATCCACCAGATGAAGAGGTACATGACCTTGCTGAAAAATTAGGCATGGACGCTCACAAGTTTGAAAGATATATCTACTCTGTACTGGGGTCTATATTGGGTACTGGACAAGCAAAGAAGAAAAAAATAACAGAAAAAGATGTTGACAAGAAAGAATTGGAGATGGGAATAAAAGTAGAAATGGAGCATACAAAAAATAAAGCTATCGCTAAACGTATAGCATTAGACCATTTAGCGGAGTTGCCAGATTACTACTCAAGATTAAAGAAAATGGAAGGTGAACATTAAAGGAGGTAAAGATGTCAGAACATAGCAAAATTTTGGAGAAGTATGAAAAGATGTTTGAGGATGGTAGTGCCTTTAAACCCATTCATATCAATCAACCAGAACCAAGTATAGGTTCAATAACAGGAGCAGTAGAAGAGAAACCAAATATACCTTTAGGTCAGCAAGTAGTAAAAGAAGAGTTTATGGATGATCCTCATACTGATTACACTCATTTCGATGAGACAATGCAAAGTAGGATTAATGAGATGAGAAACAAAAATCCACACAATAACAATCCGAATGTTAGTGTGCAAAATAATGGTGATTATAGAAAGCTTGAGAAGAGAATTGAAATGCTGGAGCAAGCTTTAACACTAGTCATGGAAACTCAAACAAAGTTAATCAAAGAAGCTAAATGAAATCACACAAATTAACAAAGCCAAAATGGGATTTACACCATTTACAGAATAACGTAGAACATGATCTATTTGAATCCGTAATCGTAGAGTTTACGGATATATCAGGAATAGAGTGTTTGTACTATATCAGAGATCAGCAAGTTAAAAAAGATTACTTCTATGGTGAATCAGATAGAACAAGATATCTGGAACCAAAGTTAACACGTTTGATATATGAGCCTACGGAGGAACCTTCTCTAACTACTGGATTTGGTATATACTCAGAAGAGGTAATTTCATTTGCTTCAATTCCGAAACTGACATTGACTAGAGATGTTAGTGCTGGATATCATCCGAAGCCTGGAGATGCAATCATAACGCTATGGAATGACAGAGCCTATGAAATAGCAGACGTTGGAGAAGAAGAAAAGATTTTCCAATTGAAGAAAATGATTTGGGGATTTGTTCTAAGACCTTACCGCTTTAGCGAAGAATCAGAATCAGCGGAAAGAATTGCAAGGTTCAATAGAGAACCAAGTCCTCCGTTGGATACTGACAGAGATAAAGTCGATGGTGTGGACGATGACGATCCTACAATTCCTGTAAGAGAAACAGGAACATTGACTACTCCGTTAACTGCATACGGAGATAATAAACCGCTTGAAGAAGAAAGCGATGAAATTTTTGATTATGATAAGGACATAGATATTGACTCAACAATATATGGATTTTAAGGAGAAGTAATATGAGATTCAAACATTATTTAACAGAAGGTGGGAAATACAATCTTAATGTGGCTAAAGTGCCGCTGGATAAGGCAAGAGCTTATGCAGAGAAAATCTTTGGAAGTAAAGAAGCACTAGACAAAGCTATTCCAAAATTTGATACTAACTATCAAAGACTTCAAGACTTGTACAAGAAAGAAGCTCTGAATATTCCAAGGATAAAGATGCCTGTCATCGAACCAGAGGACATGAAGAAGTTCGATGAGAGATTGAAGAAAGGACAAATTGATATCTTCAAACCTTTCGCATTAAGTAAAGCAGAATATGAAAAGGTTGCTAAAAAAGAAGGAGAGACTTGGATTCAGTTAGGACAAAAAGATGGTAATCCAGATGACGATAAGATTCTTGCTAAATGGACATCCCTACCAGGTAGTCAATTGAAACCGTTGCAGGGTCAGCTATGGCTGGAGAAGTTAGTCGGCAACATTAATAAATGGGGAGCACCTAAAGCTGGTTCTCCTGTTTTGAAGACTACTATCATTGTATCTAAAGAAGGATATATTTTAGACGGTCATCATAGACATGGACAAGTAATGCTTGCTGATCCAAGCTTGAAGATGCAAGCTCTACATATACCACTAGACATTAAGACATTGCTTAAAATGGGAAGAGCCTACGGAGATGCAATTGGCAACAAACCGAAAGCATAAAGGATTTAATCATTATTGCGCTAAACATGAGATTTGGTATCATACTTCTAAGCACAAGAGTTGTCCTAAATGTAAGAAGGAGAAGAAGTAAATGAAATTCTTAAAATACCTGAAAGAAGGTGCAGGAAGATTTGAGTATATGTCTAAAAGAGATCAAGAGCAACACCGTTCTCTTGAAAGCCTAGTCAAAAGCAATAATGGTATATTCAAAAGTACTAAACAAAAATGGTTCTTGACTAAAGGATGGGAATACAACGATAAGGTAGGTGGAGGAAAAGATCCCACATTCAGGAATTCTTCCGATGTAAAAAAACTTAGAGGAATTAGCGGTGTCAAAGATGGAGAATATGTAGTAGGCATTAATGCCGTAATGATATTTGGTAAAAAAGGTGCTGGACAAGGCACTAGACGTTTAGAATGGGTATACATAGTTGATGACGTAGGTGTAAGAGAGAAGTATAAATTAGGATTTGAATACTATAAAGGTGGGGGATCTGGACTTGATCTTAGCAAGACAAAAAGAGAATGGAAGCGTGACGAAAAAGATCCTAGAATACAAGACTTCCAAGAAGATGTCGCTCAAGAAAAAGTAGGAAAACTAAAAAAGAAACTTCTGAATAAACAAGCTCTTAAAAAGAGCGATTATGTAGGTGTTATAGGTGAGAGAGTAAAAGGATTGGAAGTAGAAGTAATACGTAAACATTCATTTGAAACCAGATTTGGCTGGAGTTCTATTACTGTTATGAAAGACAATGAAGGGAATATGATTCAACATTTTGGAACCAATAGACTTTCCAAAGGAGACAAAAAGAAAATAGATTTTACAGTCAAAGACCATGAAGTAGCAGAAATAAATAAATGGAATGAAGTTCCTTATAAATTTACATCAGTACAAAGAATAGCGATATCAAAAGAAAAATGAGATTCAGACAATACCTAAATGAGTTATTTGATCAACCAGTAGATGTCAAGGTTATAGAAGATAAATGGAATAAATTCAAAGCAAGCTTTGAAGTAGCCAATGACACTTATATAGTTTCTGCTAGAAGAGTAGGTATGAAGCTACTGGCAGATAAGACTCTGACAAATAAGGAATTAAAAAAGTTTACTGGTAAAGATAGAAACGACATATCTCAAGAGACAAAAAGGATTAAGAAGGATAGAGAAGAAGGTAAACAAAGAATACCTCTAAATTTTGCATGGTATACAATAGAACAATTTTTTGGAAACCATGATATTTGGGTTATAAGTTTCGTAAGTAAAAAATTCGGAGACAAGATTTTAGATATCAGAACGAAGAAGGAAGTTTTTACTATATACTCTGGTGTGAAAAAAGGAGTAGAAGAGTTTATTAGAAAAAATAAATTTCCCTCATTCATAATCATAGAAGCCAAAGATCCAAAAAGACTTGCTATATATAAGCGATTCGTGGATGAGATAGTAAAGCGTGGTGGATATAAAATAATAGGTGGGCAAAGAGAAATAGACTACGGAGAAGGAATAAAAACCAAAGGATGGATTCTATTTAAAGGATAGGAGAGTAAAAAATGAAAAAATTTCAAAACTATATAACAGAAGCACTAAAAGGTGGGTTGTTTGACGAATATTCAAAACTTCATAGAAGTCTTATGAATACAATGGAAAATGCTTTTATGAGAGCATTTGGAAAAAAAGGTGGATTCAAAATAACATGGAGAGATGATAAATTAGCATCTGGTTATGCGTTTTCTATGGAAGGTGTAAACAGAAGCGATTTATCTACAGAGCTTATGGTAATTTTTACTGTAACGAAATGGACTCCATCTATATTTAGAATGATCATAACTATAAAATCAGTAGACATGCATACTAGTAATGATGTTATAAATAAAGAGTATAAGTTTGCTGATTATGATCCAGCGGCTTTTGCTAAAATCACAGCACAAATGTTAGGATGGTAAAATGAAGAATTATTTCTTTTTTCATGTGTTTAGAAAAACGCTAATACAATTTTTAGATGCCTTTAATGACATCAAGATTGCTAGGTATACTCCAGACGGAAAATCAATTGAGAAATATGTTGAAGTTCCTATAAAGCTATCAGTCAAGGAGAAGGTTTACTACTGGTTAAACACCAGAAAAGATGACATAACTCTACCTATGATAACTGCATGGGTATCTTCTATTGACTGGGCTTCCGAAAGACAGGTAAACGATAAATTTGAAATATGCAAAGGAGCCAATACAGAAACAGGAGAGTTCCTAAAATATCTACATCCAATTCCATATAATCTAACTGTTACCATGAATATATGGACTTTACATATGGTAGATATTGATCAGATCATGGAGCAGATATTACCTTTTTTTGCTCCTCATATTTTCATAAGAGTAGGACTAGAAGAAGTAGGTATTGAATTCGATGTTAAAGTAATTTTCAGAAGTGCTACTCCAGAAGTAAGTCACGAAATGCCAGATGAAGAGTATAGAGTAATTAACTATACTCTGGATTTTGAAGTACAAACATGGTTCTTTAAACCACTACAATCAACCAAGCTTATCCAGAAGATTTTTGCTAGTATGTTTACCGATCCAGATGCTTTCTGTCAGTACGTTGGTGATACGGATTCCACGTTCACATCAGGAGCTTCGGGAGGAACCATCATAGATCTCAGAGGTAAGATAGAAGACGGAGATTTGATTGTTAAATACAATCTCTTTGAACCATGACAGAGCGCAGAACCTCTCTAGGTAGAGAGGAATAAGGAGGAGTAAAATGAAAAATATAGATAAATATTTGGGTGAAGCCACTCCGCTAGGCTGGAAAAAAGGACTAGATGCTGTAGCTGGTAAAGGACTAAAACGGTTACAATATCTTTTAGATGAAAAAGTATGGAAGTATGAATTTATAAAACCTCTATTAAATGAAGCTATGAGAGATAAAAAGATACATAAATTATCAGAAGATTTGTATAAAAGATTATACGAAATAGCTAAAGAATTAGATGAGATTAATCTACCGTAGGAGGAGTAAAATGGATTTAATAGATAAATATTTGGGTGAAGCAATGACCAAAGACCAATATAAAGAAATGCTTATGAATACCCAAGAAGTAGCTCAAAAAGCAGAAAAAGACTATAAAAGATTTGTATCTCTAATGAAGAAGAAAAATATAATGGATTATGCTACAGAGATACAAAGACTAGTAAAGGGATTCCAAGCAATTACATATGGAACCATTTTTGACTATCCATTGCGGCAAGGTGGATTTGGTGACTATTTAGCAAGTGTGTCATCAGCTTCAATGGCGGCTAAAGAAATAAAGGACATGCAGACAAGAATAGCAAATTTTGAGAAATGGAGAAAAACCAGTCCTACTCAAAGAAAAATGTTCTAAGGAGTAATAAATGACTATAAGTTGCGGTCAATCACCTATAAACAGCATTGACAAAGCTACACCTACGAATTTTCAGTTGATATTCCCGAAACTGCCAACGGAGAGTAGTATTACTGCTAACAATCCTTTTATTATGAATATCTTCTCCGCTGTAATTCCAAGTGTGTCTTTATCAGAAGAAGAGCTACGCTGGCAGAGCCATAAGACAAAGCATGTGTTAGAGCCTATGGAATTTGATACATGGCTGGTGAGTTATGTTGTGGATGCAAATATAAAGAACTGGCAATTGCTTTTCAAATGGATGAGCTACGTCAATGATAATCAAGTAAAACATGAAGAGCATAGAGACTATGCTGTAGATGCAAGCCTAGTGGTATTCTCCAACTATAGAGTACCAGTAGTAGAACTTCAATTTGTAGACATCTGGCCCTCCACTTTGGGAGAACTTTCTTTCAGCACAAGGGAGGGAGATGTGTATTTAGAAAGTACCGTCAATTTCACCTATGATTACTTCATAGTAAAGACACCCACAAACGTATAAAACCTTATTTTTTCTTCAAAAAAGTAAAAAAAATATAAATAGTATTAGAGAAGTTACTTCTTTTCTTATAAGTAATATAGGATAGAAGTATATC